ATAACTGCTTTGCTGTATCTTGATCATTTCGCCTGTGCTGGAAGTAGATAACGATAAGTCGCAAGACCGCTATCAACTGTGATCTCAGCGGCACCTTGATCACTGATACGAACAGTCTTCTCACCTGGCAGATCCATGATCGCCAAGAATACTTTGACTGGCCACTGCCATGCACGATTCAATGTACCACCTACATCAGGATGAAACACAAAGTTACCTGAGTGTGTGCTTGCATCACCGAAATAAATCTTAAGATCATTCTTATCAGTCTTAGTGATGAAGTGCTGTTCTTCACTGTTAGCCTGCGCCTGCTTCTTCAATCGCATGATACCTGCGATAGTAGGTTCGAATTCGACATCCCACTTAGCGCCTTTGAATGTGAAGTTCTTGATCTTTTCTTCAACGATAGCCTTGCTCATCAAACGATAGTCATTGATGAAGTCACCGACCTTAGTCTCAAAGTGAATAGCACTAGGGATGCCATCTTTGTTATTAGTGACATTGATCTTAGCATTGTCATCGTAATCATCAAAACCAAGAATAGTTTTGAGTTTAGCGAGATTAGGCATACCAAATGTGCCTACAAAATCTGCTAGTGGAGATTTGAGTGTGCCTTCAACGACAACGCTCTTATCCTCTGCTACTGCCGTGATGACAGTCTGCTTATCAGTACCAACGACCTTGATAAGATCGATGACACCAAGTCCATGTGTATATTGAATCAAGTCTTGTAAATTATCCTTCATGTTTGCCTCTCGTAAGTTATTTAGGAATGCCTATAGTGTATAATAGTGGATTTTATTGTGCAAGTCAAGTTTTTGTTAACCGAAACTGAACAAATCATCGAAAGTAGAATTCGTATCGGTATTATCTCTTAGATCCCAATCCAATACGCCCAATAAGTTTTCAATCTTCTTGTCTACTAATGTTGCTTCCATAGCACTATCATCAAATGGAAGTTCTGTGAACCAAGTTGGGAGCCTTAGTTCGTCAGTGGGATATGCGATACTAGTGAAGCCGATAGGATTAGGCTTGAGTTTACACACAATAACCTTCATGCCATCTATCATCTTCATGCTATAGTTGTCGCTGTTAGCCTTGCGCAGATAGTTCCAGTTCAATGCCGCGCGAACATGTCCGGGCATATTTGCTTTACCAGTCTTGCTGTTAGCCTCGAGGTCGCCATACATAGTGAGTTTGTTCACAGATTTAGGGCTACCCTTAGTCCAACTATCTTGCTTGCCAAGTTCAATCTTGAATTGTTTGATGCGTTCGATCACATCCTCTCTGGTCTTACCATGAAGGACCATCTCAAGCACTTCGAACAAAAAGTCTTGAACATATCTAGGAGTATCTGCTCGTTTCAAGTCAAGACCCATAGCCTTGATCTTGCCTAGTTTGCCATCTTTGTCTAGTCGCTTACCTTCTTTGTCAAAGATGTTGACAGCATAACGCTTTTTAGTGATGAACAAACTGCGATCACCGATCAACTCACGACCTGCCTTGATCACGCACATCCTTCTAGGCACATGGAATGCTCTTTCCATAAAACTAGGGAAACTCTCGTTTGCTTGCTCGGCGATATTGTCATAGAGTTGGACACAAAGTTCTTTATTCCACTCCATCTCACCGTTCTGTATTTGCGAATTCAGAATGGGCCATGCTGTGAAATAACAACTATCAGTATCGCCATATACGATAGCATCGCCATAAAAATCATACTTACCGGTCACGATCTCGTTGATCTGTGCGCTCATATGCTTGACGATCTGACGACCACATAATGTGACGCTCTGACCGATGCGCTTATCATAGAATCGGCAATGCTCGTTCAACAATGCACCATATGCACTGTTAAGCAAAATCTTACGAACCAACTGACGCTTATCCCAATATTCGATATCTTCTTTCGTCTTTGATTCTTTCAATTTCTTCTGCATATCTTTACGATCACTATACCAGCGAGTCAATAGACCGGGAATCACACCCTCGCTATCTGATCTAAAGATCGTGCCGTTCGCTGATAAGATATATGGCTTGTTGCTGTCGTAGATCAATTTCCATACTTCAGCCGCGCTCATCTCTACGCTCTCGCCACTCTCAAAGTCAACTGTGAGCATAGTGCCGCGCTCTTGCTTCATGATGGCTTCATACTCTAGTGTGCCAAACAAACCTTCCCAGAGCAATGAACTCATCTCAAGGTCGTCATCTGCATCATAGTTGCGTTTTTCGCTGGCGAGATTTCGTGCTTTTTCTGTTAGATATTGCTCAGTCAATGTCTGACGAACCTGCGCAACGATAGTCTCAGGAGCCATATTGAGTGTGCGAATAGCACTAGGATACAGACTGTTGATGTCAACTGCCCCTACCCATTCATGTATGCCTTTCTTTGGCACAGCAACATATGCACCTGCCGCTGCCATCTCGCTGTCACCACTATTTCTTTTCTTATCAGGAACCATGAGTCCACGCTCATGCGCTTCGTTCATGATAGCCATCTCAATCATTGCCACAGAACCCATGACAGTTGGCAATAATACAGTATTCTCATGCGCCAGTGCGTTAGCAAGATCAAGGAACTTGAGTTTGTTATGGATCTTGACAAGCAACATCGTATCCTGACGATTGTACTCTAAGAACTTTTTAAAGTCTTTATTGTACAATTGGTCAAGAGTACCTTCATACTGCGTCTTACGCTCACCAACTTCCATCTCACCGATAGCATCAAGGCTATAACTATGACGGCTCTCATAGTTGTACTTCTTATACAACTGTAGATAGTCCATGTGTACGCGACCAACAAGGTCGAATGTCGTTTCCTCTTTACCGAAACGCTCATACACTCTTGGCTTAGGCATTTGACCGAGCAAACAGAATTTGCGTGTATCGTCTTTGCTCATCACCCTAGTCACACGATTGACCATGTAAGGAATATCGTATCCTTCAGAGTTCCAGCCAGTGAGAATGTCAGCATCTTTGATTAGTTCAAAGAATGTTTCAAACATCTCAATCTCTGACCTAAACAATATAGTATTCTCAAAGTCTTTAGTGAGGTCATGAGCAGTCTCATCGCTCATGTGTTTAGGCGGAATCGCAAGAGTGACAAGTGTATCTTGCCAATCTAAGTACATTGAGATAGCCGTTACTGCATTGAATGGATCACTTGTTGGGCTGAATCCTTTCTCAGGGTCAAAGTCTACCTCAATGTCAAAGAAACATGTATGGAGTTTTGGAGGCTCTGCGCCGAGATAGTTTTCACTCAGGCAGCGGAACACCACATTTATGTCCGATTCGTACAGTTTCTTATTGCTATGAATTCGTTTTTCTTTTTCAAACTCAGTACGCTTCCTTGTGCTGAAGCGTGTGATGGGTTCGCCATACAGGCTACGATACTTACCTTTAGGATCAGTATAGTAGAATGTATAATTGGCAGGAAATTCATTGTAAGTACGCTTGCCGTCTGGCTGTCGTTCTACAACGAATATCCTATCACTATCTCTATCGTGGATCGCGTCTACATATGACATCTATCTACTTATAATCCTCATTAGTTAAAAAGACTTTTACCAGTCGTCCAATCATAGCGAACATGATCGACACGCTGAGTATAAGTATTGCCATTCTTCTGGCTAATCAAAATCGCATAGTTGCCATCACCGATCACAGTCAAAATACCGACTGGTAAGTTTTTCGGATAACTGATCTCATTGAAATTGCCCTTGCAATCGTTCAACAAAATCCTAGTAGGCATCGCACTATCATTTAGATTTACTTGACCTCTATGTAACAAAATGTCTGCACACTTATCGTTATTAATATCAGCAAATTCAATTGTATCATAATGTGTGTAATTTTTGCTAGACACATGGGTAAAATTTGTTCTAGTTTTACTTTCGTCAGTAAACCCATTGCCATTATTGATCAATATCTGAAGGCTAGCACCTCGATAATAACTGATATCTTGGCCATTCTCGCTAGAATTAGTAGCCAAAGATATGATATCTTTGCGACCATCGTTGTTGATATCAACTACGATAGTATCTAAATGTATGGTGCCTACTTCCATATACTTAGTATCTGTACTATTCTTTTTATAAGCATATCCTGCACCATATGGTCCTACAGGAAGTTCCATCATGCGTGTGCTAGAAAAATTGCCTGCGCCGTCGTTCAACAACACTATGCTAGATTTAGTTCCTGCCATAGCCATCAATACGATATCTTGATGACCATCATTATTAGCATCGATCAATGCACTAGAAGTGAACAATAAGTTTTCCCACTTCTTGTTTGACGAATCAGTAAACCTCTCTAAGATATTTTTGTGAGGACCAAACATGTCGCTAGGAAATCTATTGCGATCTACTTTATAGTTTCCATTGCTATCGCCCATGATGAAGAAGGGACTTGAGAATACTAATGAAGTCACAAACGCATCAGGCAAATAATCACCATTGATATCACCTGCGCTAGCGTGGTGAGCAAAGGCTGTGATGTTGTTATTGATCTTTGATAACTTATATCCATTAGGAGTATAAGTCAATACTTGTGACATCTCTCCTGTATAACCTGTCTGCGCAGGTAGACCATTGACATATGGGTCTTGACCTGCGGCTGCTACCAAAATATCGATGCCGCCATCACCATTGAAGTCGCTTGCTACGATTCGATTGACAAGAGTGGGACTATAACCTTCAATGAAGATAGATTTATCTTGTTCAAAACCACCGTTCGATTTTGCCAAGAAAAATCTAACTGGGCTACTTCCGGTAGTCACATTAGAAAATGCTGATACAGGATCATAGCGCAGAAAGATATCTTTCAATCCATCTTTATTGAAGTCCCCGATAACCCATCGTGGGTTCTCACCACCGTCACCTGCATCATATGATGCACCAGTGAAAATAGTTAATGGGTCTTTAGATGTAGCACTTGATTGTGCTGTAGAGATCGTCGTGGGTGTAGTGTCAGAGCCACCGCCACCGCAACCCGCGATCAGTAAACTAACCGCGATTGAGACTGATAAATTACGCATACCCAAACCTCAGGGTGAGTTGAACATATTGTTATAATAGCAGATATGGGTATGCGTTGCAACCAACATTTACCCAAATTAGAGAGTCTTACCGACAGTCTCTAGGATAGTGTTGAGTTCTTCGTTTTCTTTATTAGTCTCGCCCAAACGCGACTTGTATGCTACCCGAATTGCTTTCTTAAGAATGCTGGGCTTGACTTCAAGTTCGTCTGCGATGGCCTTGACGGTATCTGCCAATCCCTCGTTAAGGGTCTCGACTTCTTGCATGACGGCCATACCCTCATTGATGAGTTGGGTCAGTTTGATCTTTGCTTCGTTATTAAAAGTTCTACTGGACATAAAATCTCCTATGCTCTAAGTAAAGAACAAGTATATACTAACCATGCAATCAAGTCAAACATTTTGCGAAAGGAATTTGCAAGATTGGGTAATTCAGCAATACTTAAGTTTCAAAAAGACAAATTCTTCTTCGGTCATTACTATGATCACATCATTATTTTTAGTGACCTTAGTCTTATAACCATTTTTTATTAATAGATTAGAAAATTCTCTTGCTATATTTGGTCTACTAGAGAAAGAATCAACTAGCGTGAATATGTTCAATGTTTCCTCCCGCCAGTTATCTTTCATCCATTCTAACAACCATTTATTTTTATTCAGGCTGACAAGCATCTAAGATCATTCTCTTCACTACTTTTTCGATGCCCGGATTCACATGATATGTATGAGGCACTAAGTGCTTGCGGATATAATTACGCATGTACTTGTCATCTTGGTTGCTAGTGTCTTCACACCATTCAAGACCTTTGCGCTCACACCAACTTACCAGTTCAGTCTTGGCTGTCAGTAAGAAAGGTCTGATTACATTGTTGCGTGTGTCGGGAATCACTTTAGGATCGCCGTGCATCGCAGACCAGATGTATGTTTCTACACAATCATTAAGATGATGTGCTGTCACCACAGTCTCAAACTTGCGCAAGAACTTATAACGCTCATCACGCCAATGTTCTTCCATGCTTTTATTAGCAGGCTTTTGTTTGTGAATGAACCCTAGATATAATGGGAGATTTCTATCTGCGCAGAATCTTTCAACGAACTTCAATGCTTTCTCGCTATTGTCAGTACCATGATGAAAGAATGCACAGGATACTTCATGGTTGCGATTTAGAAAGTCTACAGCGGCGACGCTATCAACGCCACCGCTGAATGCAACTGTTAGATTTCTGGGTAATTTTTTGAGCAACCTTATCATGTGATAAGATTAACAGAAAAAATGGGTATTGTCAATAGTTTTAAACTGTTACTACAGATTTTTCTACTGTGATACCGTTGTCTATCAGATAGCGGCCCCAAATTTGTAAAAACTCCGGGTCACCTGCAAAGTTCGGGCTCTCACCCTGACTTTCTGCTAATTTTGCTTCATCAGCAAATATCATTTCACCTGCTTCCATATTTACTGATACAGCCTTGCTAGCAACGAAATCGTTGTGACGCTGTTTCGCCGCTTCAAATGCTGCGAACTCCTCAGTAGATAGAACTTCTTTAGCCCAATCATCGATTAGTACAAGAGTTGCACCTTGTGCAGGGACTAAAGTTAAAGTATGTTTCACTGCCATTTTATTATCTCCTTATTGGAAAATTTTATTATTTTCTTTTCCGTATATTTTGATATACTTTCCAGCAAGCATATCAGCCATCGACTCTATCGCACTGCCTGGATAACTATCGCCATTACTCACCATATCTAATTCACCTTGTCTTACATGAACTAATTCATGAAATACCGTGCGCAGTATATCTACAAGGTTGCGATTTTTCGCATAGACCCATATCTTATCATCACCTATGATGTGTCCACCTGTATGATGATTAGTTTGTGCTTCTTCTGTGTCCATGCTTAATATGATTTTAGGTGGATTTTTGATGTGCAATTTCTCACAAGCCCAGTCTTTAAACTTCTCTACCTCAGTAGACAGTTCATCACCTTCGTTGATACTTTCACCGCCACCATCTCCACCGCCAGCATCACCCTCACCACTGCCCCCAAAATAGGCAAATCCTGGGAAGAAATATCTTCCCAACTTTATTTTCTTATTACGCTTCTTTTTGCGTTCTGTGATGAATTCTGTGGCTCGCATTAGAGTATTTATCGGTTTTTATTGCCTACGCGCACATAAAATTGCTTTGGATTTTCTAGTTTATGGATGATATTTGCTAGTTTCTGTGCGTATTTGTAGTCATAGGTGACTAATATGATTCGCTCAGTATTAGTCACCAAATACCTGACTGGCTCTAATGGAAGAACCAGCGTTTCTATTATTTTGCGAGTGGGTTTTCCCATGCTTTCTTGATCTTGTCGTCTACTTTCTTTTCTAGTTCTCTCAACTTAGCATCAGTCTCGCGCTCTATGTTTCTGATTCTAGCCTGTAGATCACGCTCAGTATCACCTAATCGTTTGTCGCTATTGTTGACGAAACTTCGGGTGTCACGGTCTAACTCACGACCTCTGCGCTCTGCGGCATCAACTGCTGCCTCTACACGGTCTATGTCTGCTTTAAGATCGCTTCTCACAGCACGAACCATATCCTGATTTTGCTGTACTAATATGACTATGCTTTC